TCGAAATGAACTATATGTAGATATCGCAATTGAACCAGTAAAAGCAATTGAATTTATTTACATCCCATTAAGATTGAAAAATACAGGGGAGATAGCAGCATCGAGAGCAGCTTAATGTTTGGGGGCGAAAAATCCCCCAATCATAAGAGCTAAATAACATTATCCGGAGCATAAGAATATGGCAATTTCAACACTATCAAAATTAACAGTACCTTTAGCAACAGACGCTTCGTCTAGTGCTCAGGGCTTGTTAATGCCCAAGCTAAAGTATAGATTTAGGGTGGTCTTACAAGGCTTCGGGGCAAATGGAACAGTAGCAACTGAATTAACAAAACAAGTAAATGACATTACTCGTCCTAAAGTAAACTTTGAAGAAATAGAACTTCCAATTTACAACTCAAGAGTATACCTAGCAGGTAGACACAATTGGGAACCAGTAACACTAAACGTGAGAGATGATGCTACAGGATCTATCCAACGCCTGTGCGGTGAACAGATTCAGAAACAATTTGACTTTTTCGAACAATCAGGAGCAGCATCTGCTCAAGACTATAAGTTCACTACTTTAATCGAATTATTAGATGGCGGTAATGGTGCTCAAACACCTAACGTTCTAGAAACATTTGAATTGTACGGTTGTTTTGTACAAAACATCGATTACGGTGATTTAAACTATACATCAAACGAACCAGCAATGATCGCTCTAGCTATTCGTTATGATAACGCTATACAATACAAAGGTGGCGGTATTGACGGCATTGGTAGAAACATCGGTGCTAGAACTATTGGTACCCTGGCTACAGGAAGTTAATATCACGCAATTAAATCAAGCCCGGAATCCCCGGGCTTTTTTTATCACTAAATAATATTATGGCAGATAAATTCACACGATTCCTCCAAGGAGTAGGGCAAGGCATTACAAATCCCAAGGGAAATCTTGGCGATGCTCGTCACGCGGCTCGACTATATCTTGATAACGGAATGTCGCGAGCACCGAGAACCAAATTCCTGTATCACGTTCAGTTTAACATAAACCAACCTGCTATAAGATCGGCTACGTATCTAGCTAATAATCAACAGGCGATCGACATGTTAGTAAAACAAGCCGATTTACCTAAAATTACTTTTGAGCACGAGGTTAAAAATCAATATAACAGGAAACGTGTAATTTACAAAGAAATAAAATACGAACCTCTAAATCTTGTTTTTCATGACGATAACTTAGGGGTAATAAATGCTTTATGGGCTCAATACCTCTCTTATTATTCTAATGAAAGATTGCTCCCTCCTGCGTTTTGGATCCAGACAAAGGGCGGGGTATATGCTCCGGATCAAACCACAACCGGCGAAGCAAAAAACGGTGGAAGTCTCGACGCAACAGGAAGGTCTGAAGGACAAATAGAAGCTGGGCAAATACGATATGGTCTCGACGTTGATAAAATAAATTATACAAGACCATTCTTTGATTCAATTACTATATTTACGTTGAGTCGAAAAAAATTCAATTCTTATACGTTGATTAATCCTCATATAACAAGCTGGAATCACGGAAACGTAGATCAAGGATCTAATAACGGCACAATTGAAGCTACAATGAATATTGTTTATGAAACAGTTTTATATGGAACAGGTTCTATTATCGCAGGAGCAAGGCCTCGAGGATTTGCTGAACTATATTATGATAAAACTCCTAGTCCTTTAACTATAGGCGGAGGCCAGATTTCTAGTATATTTGGTCCTGGCGGGTTAATTAACGCAGGGGTGCAAATTATTGAAGATGCTCCAAGAATATACGGTGCCGGCAACGTCCAAGGTCCTTATTCTAGTACAGACGGATTGCAGGCCGCTATAAAAGCTATTAATTTTTATAAGAGTCTAGCATCTCTTCGTCCAGAAAATTTAGTCGCAGAAGCAACGAATATATTACTAACACCTACAGGGCTAGATAATGTTACCAGTGGATTGCCTGGTATATCATTTGGAACAAACAAGAGAGCAGGAGAGCTATGAATAGCGTCTTAACTAACTTACCAACTACGCAATCTAGCGATAGTGCCGATAGAAGCAAAGTCTATCTGAATAATTTTGGACAGCGAGGAGAAGAATATCTCGGTAGTGATGTAGATGCTACTATAGGATTTTTAACTAACAAAGGTTTTGGTCTCGAAGCAGCCACAGTTACAGCCATGGTTCTTTTACAACAGGCTAAGAAAGACGGATTTCCTGTTTTTCAATTATTAGAAACTTTGGATTCTTTGAAACAGTTAGAACTTACAGGATTAGTGGCTGAGATATTAAATCAAAATCGTAGCCAAACATCGAGATTGGGTTTTAGGACAGTGATTACTGCTAATCAACTCAAACTTAGAAATATCAGAGCGTAATGGTTAAATTTGCCCAAGGTAAATTTGAAATGAAAAATCCCGACAAATATATCGGGAAGAAAGTACCGCTGGCACGTAGTTCATGGGAATTTGTTTTCATGCGTATGCTAGACGAGCACCAAGGTGTAGAAAAATGGGCATCGGAGAGTATCCAGATTCCTTATAGAGACCCGCTAACAGGCAAATATACAATATATGTGCCTGATTTTTTTATTGTTTACAACGACAAGGGCGGAAAAAAACATGCCGAAGTTGTAGAAGTCAAACCCAGCAATCATACCTTTTTAGAAAAAGTTGGAAAGAGTAGATACAATCAAGAACAATACGTAAAAAATCTTGCCAAATGGGAAGCTGCTAATGCTTGGTGTAAGCAACAAGGAATCCGTTTTAGAGTAGTCAACGAAGACGATATTTTCCACAAAGGTTCAAAACGCAGATAAGTATAACAAGATTTGGTATCTGGAAAAAGGAAAGTAATATGGTAGCATCTGTATGGAATGGTCGAGAATTTACAACAGATTTTATCTGGGTACCAGGTCCTAACGGACGCATGGTGTCAAAACCCGTAAATGATTATAGAAGAATGCCAGTTGAAGAAGTTGTAACTCCTGAACCAGTTGTTGAATCTATCGTAGAAGTTGTAACTCCTGAACCAGTTGTTGAACTAGAGGAAGAGATTGTGAATCAAGAAACTATATTAAACTATTATGATACACTGAGTATCAGTGATCGAGCAGCATTAACCGCCTCACTACGTACAACTGAGTTGGTAATCTTGGCACGTGAAAAGGCAGAACTTATAGCACGTAATAAGGCATTAGGTGTACCTAACGGCAAGACCAGAGACGAATACAGCACCAGTGCTTGGCAAATCAAACAAGACTATCCCGACAGCGAAGATGGAGTATACTGGATTCGCAATGATGACATCAACAATGGTGATCCATTCCAAGTATATTGTGACATGACCACATTAGGTGGTGGTTGGACATTACTTGTACAAAATGCTGGCAACAACAGCGAGTGGAAGTGGACTCCTGAACGAGTATTTTTACACAACGAAACAACTCCTCCTAGCCAACTAAGCACCGATGTTCATAGAACACCTGAAGTAAACTATAGTATTTTAAGTTGGGCTGACAAGATCAAACGAGCAGAGTCAGGATTTGATTTTATGATTACTGCTCGTGAACACGCTACCGGCGGTGGTGCGTGGACTGCTAACGAAGCATACTCGTTTACACAAACTAACGAAAGTGCAGACTTTGGTGACGAAAAGTTAGGCACACCGGGCTGGCGTAAGAACATTACAGAACTAGCACGTTTTGAAACAAAATATAACGGTGCGTGGAACTATGACTATGACGGTATGGAAGCACGTATGCCTTGGGTAGGTATTGGTATCAACTATGGTTGGTTAACTACAGATGGATTCCGCGGTGGTTGGTGGGGTACATTGATTACTGATCACGATTGGGATCCAGCACCTTGGATGGGTGCAGGCGAACCTCATCCAGGTGTCATTTGGTATTGGGTAAGATAAGTATAGTATGACTAAAAAACTTGAAGAACTATTTAATTTAGAAGATTCAAAAGCGATAGAAGCTAAAATTGTCGCACCTGAAGAATCTAAGGAAGAAGTTCGAGATTTAGAAAGAAGCTATAGAGAAGTTGATGCTATCGCTGGCAGACTACCTGACATAGCAGACTTAGAAAATCTAGGTGAAAACGAATTAGATGCTCTAGCTAAAAAAGCTGAAGATGCCTACGATGATCTTATGGATCTAGGTATGAATGTAGAAGTTCGTTACTCGGGCCGTATTTTTGAAGTAGCGGGTACTATGCTGAGAAATGCCATAGATGCTAAATCAGCGAAAATAGACAAAAAATTAAAAG